GACGCTCAGCTTCGACGGCACCGATTTCGAGCCGGAAAGCGGGCTGACGGCCTCCGAGGTGCGATCGGGGTCTGACCTGTCGGTCGATGCGCAGGACGCTGAGGGCGTGTTGACCTCCGATCGGATCACCGAGACCGACATTCTCGATGGCCGCTGGGACAATGCCGAGGTCGAGGTCTGGCGGGTGAACTGGGCGGACACGGGCCAGCGCGTGTTGATGCGGCGCGGCGCCATCGGCCAGATCAGACGCGGGCGACTGGCGTTCGTCGCGGAGGTCCGCAGCCTCGCGCATGTGCTGGGCCAAACGGTCGGGCGAAGTTTTCAGGCGACCTGCGACGCCGCGCTCGGGGATACGCGCTGCGGCGTCGATCTGGAGAACCCGGCCTTCAAAGGTGCGGGCACCGTGCTCGACCTTCTACGGGATCGGGCGTTCACCGCCTCGGGTCTCGGCGGCTTCTCCTCCGGCTGGTTCACCTTCGGCACGGTCGAATGGACCGCTGGGGTCAATGCCGGACGGCGCGCCGAAATCATCGCGCATGACATAACCGACGGCATCGCGGTTCTGACGCTGCTCGAAGTACCGGTGCGATCCATCGCAGGCGGTGACGCTTTCACCATCCGCGCTGGGTGCGATAAGCGGTTGGAGACCTGCAGCGCGAAGTTCGCCAACACCGCCAACTTTCGTGGATTCCCGCACATCCCCGGCCAGGACGCGGTGCTCCGCTATGCCACCAAGGATGGCGGGCACGAGGGGGCGGTGCTTTGAAGGCCGTGGATCCTCGATACGTCGTCACCATCGCGCGGTCCTGGCTCGGAACGCCGTATCACGACCAGGCCAGTCTTCGGGGCGTCGGCTGCGACTGCCTTGGGCTGGCACGCGGCGTCTGGCGCGAGGTGGTTGGGCCAGAGCCGTTCCCGATTCCGCCCTACAGCCGCGATTGGGGCGAGACCGGCCCGCGTGAGGTTCTTGCGGATGGCGCACGCCGGATGATGCCGGAGATCGCACCACCAGAGGCCGTTCCCGGCGCGCTGATCCTGTTTCGCATGACCCCGCGCGCCATCACCAAGCATGTCGGGATCCTCACCGGGCCTGACACCTTCCTCCACGCCTACGAGCGGCTTGGCGTGATCGAGGAACCGCTCACCCCATCTTGGCGGCGGCGCATTGCTTTCGCCTTCCTCTTCCCACAGCGCTGAGATCCCCACATGGCCACCCTCGTTCTCGGTGCCGCAGGTGCTGCCATTGGCGGAAGCATCGGCGGCGCGATCCTCGGCGTCAGCGCCGCCACCATCGGCGGCTTCATCGGCTCCACCATCGGCTCGGTCGTCGATAGCTGGATCATCTCGTCATTGGCGCCGACCCAGCGGATCGAAGGCGCGCGGCTGGACAATTTGCGCATCACCTCGGCCACCGAAGGGGCGGTTATCCCGCGCCTCTACGGACGCATGCGGATTGGCGGGAATATCGTCTGGGCGACGGATTTCCGCGAGGAGACCAAGACGACCACGCAGGGTGGTGGCAAAGGCGGCGGGAGCGGCGGCAAGGTCAAGACAACCGAGTATTTGTACTATTCGTCCTTTGCTGTCGCGCTCTGCGAGGGTCCGATCACCGGGATCGGCCGCATCTGGGCCGACGGCAAGATGCTCGATACCGCCGGGATCAACTGGCGCTGGTATCCGGGCGATGAGAGCCAGACGGCTGATCCGTTCATTATAGCCAAGATAGGCGCGGTCAACACGCCAGCCTATCGCGGCACCGCCTATGTCATTTTCGAGGACCTGCCGCTCGGGAATTACGGCAATCGCATCCCGCAGATGAGTTTCGAGGTGTTCCGCCCGCTTGCCGATCCCGATACGGCTGAGGGCCTCACGCAGGCGGTGACCATGATCCCGGCCTCAGGTGAGTTCGCCTATGCCACGCAGGGCATCCGGAAAGGCAGCGGCGGGTCTCAGACGCCCGAAAACCTCAACGCGCTGACCGACACTGCCGACATGGTGGTAGCGCTCGACCGACTGCAGGCGATGGCGCCGAAGGTCGAAAGCGTCAGCCTCGTCGTTGCCTGGTTCGGCGACGATCTGCGGGCGGGCAATTGCAAGGTGCGGCCCGGCGTCGAGGTCTCCGCCAAGACCACCACGCCGTCGGCCTGGTCTGTGAATGGTGTCAGCCGCGCCAATGCCTTTCTGGTCAGCCGCGACGATCAGGATCGCCCTGTTTATGGCGGCACGCCCGCCGATTTCGCGGTTGTGCAGGCGATCCAGGAGATGAAGGCGCGCGGTCTGCGCGTCACCTTTTATCCGTTCATCCTGATGGATGTGCCGCCTGGCAACAGCCTGCCGAACCCGTATTCCGATAACGCCGCTGAGACGGGCCAGCCTGCGTTCCCTTGGCGGGGGCGGATCACATGTTCGCCGGCTGCTGGTTACGCGGGATCGGTTGACAAGACCGCAACGGCTGCTGCGCAGGTTGCAGCGCTGTTCGGCACAGCCACGCCCGCCAGCTTCAGCGTCTCGGGCGAGAGCGTGAGTTGGATCGGGCCATCCGGCGACTGGGGCCTGCGCCGCATGGTGCTGCACTATGCCCATCTCTGCGCAGCGGCGGGCGGGGTCGATGCCTTCCTGATCGGCACCGAGATGCCCGGCTTGACCACCATCCGCTCGGGCACCAGCACCTATCCGGCGGTACAGGCTTATCGAGACGTGCTTGCTGATACCCGCTCGATCCTCGGGTCCGGGACAAAGATCGGCTATGCGGCCGACTGGTCGGAGTATTTCGGGCACCAGCCGCGCGACGGTAGCGGCGACGTATTCTTTCACCTCGATCCGCTGTGGGCCGATCCGGATATCGATTTCGTTGGCATCGACAACTACATGCCGCTCTCCGACTGGCGGGACGGCTTCGAGCATGCCGATGCGGCCGAGCGCTGGCCCGCAATCTACGATCGCGCTTACTTGCAAGCGAACATCGCGGGCGGCGAAGGCTTTGACTGGTTCTATGCCAGCGCCGCCGACCGCTCAGCGCAGGTGCGCACACCGATTACGGATGGGGCCGCCAGCAAGCCGTGGGTCTTCCGCTACAAGGATTTGCGCAGCTGGTGGTCGAATGCGCATTACAATCGCCCCGGTGGGGTGGAGAGCGGAACGCCCACGGCATGGGTGCCGCAGTCGAAGCCGATCTGGTTCACCGAGCTTGGCTGTCCCGCCATCGATCGCGGCACAAACCAGCCCAACGTCTTCTTCGACCCGAAGTCGTCCGAGAGCTTCACGCCGCATTTCTCACGGGGCTGGCGGGACGACGCGATCCAGCGCGCCTATCTCGAGGCGACATACCTCTGGTGGGGTGATGCCGCGAACAATCCCGTGTCCGGCGTCTATGGCGTGCGCATGGTCCATGTACCGGAATGCGCCGCCTGGACATGGGACGCGCGGCCCTATCCGTTCTTTCCGGCGCTGACCGACGTCTGGACGGATGGGGCAAACTGGCGGCTGGGACACTGGCTGACCGGGCGGCTTGGGGCCGTGTCGTTGGCAGCCCTTGTGCGCCATCTCTGCCTGCGGGCCGGGATGCCCGAGGCGCGGATCGACGTCACCGGTCTCTGGGGCGCGTTGGAGGGCTACGCGATTGGTGCACTGGAAAGCCCGCGCGCCTCGATCACCACGCTATCGCGGCATTTCGGCTTCGACGCGGTGGAGACCGAGGGCATGATCCGTTTCGTGATGCGTGGGCGGGCGTCCATCACCACGATCGCACACGACGATCTGGTCGCGGCCCGAGAGGGCGACGTGCTGGAACTGACCCGCGCGCAGGAGACCGAATTGCCGCAGGCCCTCAAATGGCAAGTCGCGCGGGCCGACGAAGACTACGATGCCGCCCTCGTCGAGGCGCGCCGCATCACGGTCGACACAACCCGGATCGCCTCGGAGAGCTTTCCAATGGCGGTCCCGCCAGAGGAGGCCGAGCGCCGCTGCCGCCGCGCGCTGATGGAGGCATGGGTAGGGCGCGAGACGGCGGCATTCCGACTGCCGCCCTCGCGGCTCGCGCTCGATCCGGCCGACGCGATCCGGCTCGCGCATGACGGGCGGCTGGTCGATCTGCGGCTGGTCTCCATCGCCGACGCCGGGGCGCGCGGCATCGAGGCCGTCCGCCAGGACCGCGCGACCTACGATCTGCCGCCCGGCGATCCCCGCGCGGCGTCGCTGA